AGAACGAGAGGCTAAACTAGCTCTTTATGAATTTTTAAGAAACAACACTACATTTGCCACCGACTTGCTGTTGGGAGTTAAGCTTTTTCCTTTTCAACACATGGCGATTAAATCTATGTTTGAGACGGATTATTTCTTAGGAGTGTGGAGCAGGGGGATGTCTAAATCCTTTACTACTGGCATTTTTGCTGCTTTAGATGCAGTACTCAATCAAGGAGTAGAAATAGGAATTCTTTCTAAATCTTTTCGACAAGCGAAGATGATCTTTAAAAAAATTGAGGATATCGCTAATAAACCTGAAGCAAGTTTTTTTAGACAGTGTATTACTAAAACTTCTAAAAATAATGATGAGTGGCTCATGGAAATCGGAGCAAGCAGGATTCGAGCTTTACCCCTTGGAGATGGTGAAAAACTTCGTGGTTTTCGTTTTCATAGAATTATTATTGATGAATTTTTATTGATGCCCGAAAGAATTTATAATGAGGTTATAGTGCCCTTTTTGTCTGTAGTGGAAAACCCTACTCAGCGTGATGATTTATTTAAATTGGAAAATCGGCTGATAAAGGAAAACAAAATGAAAGAAGAAGATAGACATGTTTGGCCTAATAATAAATTAATAGCGCTATCTTCAGCTTCTTATAAGTTTGAATATTTATATAAACTTTACAATCAGTTCGAGTTCTTGATAGCTAGTGAGCAACAAAAAGATAAAGCTTCTCGTTGTATTATGCAATATAGTTATGATTGTGCTCCGAAGCAATTATATGATGAAAATCTGATTAATCAAGCAAAGGCGACAATGAGTCAATCTCAATTTGAGCGGGAATTCGGCGCTATATTTACTGATGATAGTTCTGGTTATTTTAAAACGAGTAAAATGGCACTGTGCACCGTTCCTGATGGAGAGTTGCCGTGCATAGAGGTTCAAGGAGATCCTGATTCAGAATATATTTTAGCCTTTGATCCATCATGGTCTCAAACAGAAAGTTCTGATGATTTTGCTATTCAAATTTTAAAGCTCAACCAAGAAGAACAAAAAACTACATTAGTCCATAGTTACGCTCTATCAGGAACTTCTTTAAAAAATCACATAAAGTATTTTTTGTTTTGCTTAGAGAACTTTAATATTATTGCAGTTTGCGGGGATTACAATGGCGGAGTTCAGTTTTTGCAAGCATGTAATGAAAGCGACACATTTAAACAAAAAAATATTAAATTACAGACTTTAGAAGTAGGCTTAGATAAACCAGAAGAGTACCAACGAGATCTACAATCTTATAAAAATCAATATAACAAAGAATCTTACAAATACGTAATACTACGTAAACCAACAAGCAATTGGATTCGTCAGGCAAATGAGTTGCTTCAAGCTAATTTTGATCATCGTCGACTTTATTTCGCAGGGCGAGCAATTGACGATTCTTATACCAAGCAAAAAAATAAAAACATAAGTATACAAGATCTTAAATTCTTAAGAACAAGCGAAGAAAGCAAACAAACTATTGGAGCTAAAATGATTGATTTTATCGAACATCAATCTGATATGATAGAATTAACTAAAAATGAATGTGCTCTTATCCAGATTACTACCACCTCTCAAGGCACTCAAACTTTTGATTTACCTTCAAATTTACGACGTCAGACTGGACCAGATAAAGCACGAAAAGATTCTTATTCTGCATTGGTTTTAGCTAATTGGATGGCAAAAGTCCACTTTGATTCTAATAATGTACAAGAAGAAGATGTTATAGAAACATTCGTTCCTGAGTTTATAATGTAAAGAAATCAACTTTAAAAGTCACTTTCATAACTTTAAGTGTAATTTATTTTTAACATGGCTGAAAAACGCAAATATACGAAAAGGTCCGACTATTGGAACAAATTCAAAGAGCAAGAAAAAAAATACTTTGAAAGTATGTCGCAAGCAAGCGCTGGCGGCTATCAGCCGGAGTTGCTTGGAGAGTCTTTCTATAATTATGAGTCTAAAGCGTACACTCGTTCGGGAGGACCTAGTGCGAGCACTGGTACTCGTCGTAATAATATTGCTATCGCCCCTAAGCTATTCAAGTACGCTAACATTCGTGCTGGGATGCTCCCTTATGAATATGCTTTAGATGGAGTTAATGTTAGAGATGCGATAGAATTAACTCAAAAGGCTTATGCTAATATAGCTGTGTTTAGAAATGCAGTAGATATGATGGCGGATTTCGCTAATTCTTCTTTATACTTAGAAGGGGGTAGCGCTAAATCTCGGGCCTTTGTGAACGCTTGGCTGAAGAAAATAAAAATTTGGAATCTGAAAGATCAATTTTTTAGAGAGTTTTATCGTAGTGGAAATGTATTTTTATACACAATAGAAGGAAAAATTAATGTACAAGATTTTGCTAAGGTAAGAAACTTTGGTTTAACTTTAAAAACTAACAAATTACCCGTTAGGTATATTTTATTAAATCCTTTTGATATTATAGCTAAAAGAGCAACTTCTTTTGATGTGGGTCTTTATGCTAAAGTACTTAGTGAGTATGAAGCAGAAAGACTAAAAAATCCTAAAACTGACGAAGATAAAGAGCTTTATGAGGCTTTAGATCCAGAGATAAAAAAAGGACTAGATAAAGATTCTTGGGCAATGAATGGGTTAAAAGTACAGTTAGATCCAGAAAAGTTAAGATACGCTTTTTATAAAAAACAAGATTATGAGCCATTTGCTGTTCCTTTTGGTTTTCCCGTTTTAGATGATATTGAATTTAAAATGGAAATGAAAAAAATAGATCAATCTATTTGCCGTACTATCGAAAATGTAGTCCTTATGATCACCATGGGTACTACTCCCGACAAAGGTGGAGTAAACCCGCGCAATATAAGAGCCATGCAGTCTCTTTTTCAAAATCAGAGTGTTGGACGTATTCTTGTGAGTGATTACACGACAAAAGCTGAATTTATTATTCCTGATATACAAAAAGTAATTGGGCCTGCTAAATATGAAGTTGTCAATCAAGACATTAAAGAGGGGCTTCAAAATATAATTTTAAATCAAGAGAAATTTGCTAGTACAGAGATTAAAGCTCAAATGTTTTTACAAAGACTTAAAGAGTCAAGAGATGCGTTCCTTAATAATTTCTTGCAGCCTGAAATAAAACAAATATGTAAAAATTATGGTTTTAAAAATACTCCTGAAGCTAAATTCGAAACTATTGACTTGCAAGATCAAACGCAAGTGCAGCGTACAATTACTCGAATGATGGAGTTAGGAATTCTCCCTCCAGAAGAAGGAATAAAGGTAATTGAAACTGGAGTTTTCCCTAATGCTGAAGAGTTAGATGCAGCTCAAGAAAAATTTGTAGAAGATCGCCAAAAGGGATATTACAACCCGATTGTAGGCGGAACTCCAATGCCCATGACATTTGAAGAAGATGTTGAGATGGAGGAAATTAAACATCCTAAAAGCGCTGAAATTTTACAAAAACAAACAAATGGGCCACGTAGCGCTTCTAATCCGGGGAGACCGGTAGGCTCTAAAACCTTAGCTAAAGAGTGTTATTCTGTAACAGCTATCAAAGATACCGCTGATAAAACAAATGACTTATACAATTCTTTAGCTACGGAAGCTAGGAAAGTATTTAAGAAAAAACGTTTAAATAAAAATCAAAAAGAAATGTTAGAGAGAGTATGTGAATCTGTAGTAGTTTCAAAAAATAAAACAGAGTGGCTTGCAGTTGGTAAAGCTTGCATCAAAGATCCTCAGGAATTGATTAAATTACAGCCTATGGAGCCAGTCTTAAAAATCAGCGCGGAACATGAGCTTGATGATTATGCTGCAGCGATTTTACATCACAGTAGAAAAAATTCTCTCCAGAAATAATTTAGTGTAACCTTAATGAAGATATGTCTACTAATTTTAAATATAAAACTCGCTACGATTTTACTGTCCACGCGACAACCGATTTAGAAAATGAACTAAATATTAGTCAGGCCTCTTTGGAGAACTTGCGCCCTCTTATTCCCAAATCTATTAACTTAGAAAGGAACATTGATTTAGTGGGAGCGGCTTTCAATGCAGCAGTCGTTAATACGTTTAATAAAAATGGAGACGGAATTAATTCTGAAACCGCTGTAGATCTTATAGATTATTTCGTTAATAAGCCTACAAATATTGAGCACAAAAAACAAAAAGTAGTTGGGCATATTGTTAATGCTGGATTTACAGATTTAAATAACGATAAAATTTTAGGGAACGCTGCAGCTTTAAGCAACAAAGATCCTTATTATATTTCATTGGCAGCAGTTATTTATAAAACTGTCAATAAAGATTTCGCAGATGTATTAATGCAATCTAGCGATGAAGAAAGTAATTTCTTTAAGAAAATTTCTGCTAGCTGGGAGCTCGGCTTTAATGATTATGTATTAGCTGTAGGATCTAAAGAACTTAAAGATGCTGAAATCATTAGCGATCCGAATCATATAAATGAAATGAAGCATTTTTTAAAGGCTTTTGAGGGTTCTGGAGCTTTAAATGACGGTACTCCTATTTATCGTTTAGTAGTAGGGGATGTGTTTCCTTTAGGCATTGGGTTCACTACTAATCCTGCGGCTGATGTTAGCGGTTTAATAGTTCAAAAAAATATAGATTTAAATGTAAATGACAAAAGAGATGCTGAAGAAGATGAAAATAATTTTAAAAATAATATTTTAAAAATTTCCCAAAGTGAAATTAATAATGTAAAAAATACTAATACTATGGATATTACAGAGTTCAAAACCGAGTTCGAGAAGGTTCTCGATTCGAAGTTAGCGGACAATGCTGAATTCACTCAAGAGGCCGTAGCTAATGTAGCCTCTCACGTTATCGATAAGATTCGTGAGAAGGATGCAGAGTTTAAGGCTGAAAGAGAAGCTGTTGAGGCTGAAAAGGCTCAGGCTGAGAAAGATGCAACTGAAGCTAAAGCTTCGATGGAAGATCTTCAGAAAAAACTGGAGGAAGCTGATGAGAAAATTTCATCATTAGAATCGTCCATCAATGCTGCTGCGGCAGAACAGCTATTCAATAGTCGCATGGAAGCTATCGATGATCTTTACGACCTTTCCGATCAAGACCGTACGGTTTTGGCGAATGAAGTAAAGACCCTTGAAGCTTCTGATGACGCTTTTGAAAGTTATCAGGGCAAATTGGCGTCCTTACTCCAACATAAAAGCAAAGCTTTTAAAGTGGAACAGGAAAAACAATTTGAGGCTAAGGTTCAGGAAGAACTTGAAAAGCGTTTGGCTACTACTTCGCAAGAAGGTGTTGCTATTGCTACTGAAGTTGCTACTGAAGCCGAAGAAACTGTAGAGGAAGTTGTGGAAAATGTTGAAGTTCCACATTCAAGCATCGCTAATAATAACGAAGCTTCTTCCACGGAAGAGTCCTTGTCGGATCAATTCAGACGGGCTTTTAATACCGAAAATATTTCAATAACCTACTAAAATATAAAACATTATGGCACTTAGATTATACCCATTTAGGCAATATAACGAGACAGACGTCATTAACTTATTTGCAAACCAAATAGTTGATGATAGTCCCACAACCAATGGCAATGGTAGTGCAGGCGTGATGGTTAAGGTATTGAGCGGAAATATGAACCAAGACACTTTTGATCTTATCGGAAGTGATTACTTGGGGAAAACTGATTACCCGTTCTTGGGCGCTGACAAGTACCCAACTGTACCTTTACGTTTCACACCTGCTACTACTGGAGCTCCGGTCTTAGGCGTCACCCTCAATCAAACATTGAAGAATGACGAGAATGGAGAAAAACTCCTTTATAACCCAATCAAGAAAGATGAACTTCAAGCAGTTCTTAGCGGTCAGGCTTGCCCAGTCGCTACTAAAGGAATGTTCACTTTTGATGAGTCAGCTTATGAAAAAGATGCTAATTTCGTTCCCGGTAACGTAGTTGGTATCTCTGCAAATGCTGGCAAATTGACTGGTTATAATCGCGAACGTTTAGTTGATCTTGACGCTGCTCTTGTTGGTCATATTTTGGCCACAGGAAATAGAACGTCTCAAAATGGTCAGTCGGATGTGTTTGCTGGTACGGGTACTGCACAGTATGCGTTAATTCAGCTAGACTCAAGCAGCTCATTGGATGTTGCATAACCCCTTAACTAGAGAGGAATTAATACAATATAATGAAAATTACATTAAAAAGAACCGATGAGCAAGTAGAATTAGTGAAGGCAATGGGGTCACGTAATCGTGAAACTGCCTACGCAGCTCAAATTGCTTTAGCTGAGTTTATTGGTCCGGTTTTGTCCGAAGTCATCAATAACGCTCCAACTATTAGCAATCTATTCACTCCGTTAGAATATAATGCAGATGATAATCCTTCGATTCCGTTGGATCTGTATTACGATGTGTTTGACGAAGATTACATTCGAGTTTACAGCCAGTCTGTAGCTGGAGGTCTTCCAACAAACTATGTGCAACCAACAGCTTCCGAGCTTAAGTTTGCCACTTACAGTTTAGACAGTGCAGTATCTTTTGATAGAAAATATGCTACACGTTCTAGACTAGATGTAATTGGTAAAACTTTTACTCGTGTCGCACAGGAAGTTCTACTAAAGCAAGAAAGAACTTCTTCTAACCTCTTGATGACAGCTCTCGCGAACGCAACTTCTGGTGATGCTAGCTTTACAGCTAAAAACCGTAACGTGTTCAGAACTGCTCAGGCTGGCCGATTCTTAATGGATGACTTGAATAAGTTATTCACTAAGATTAAAAGGGTTAATGCTTCTTGGTCTGGCGGGACTCCTGCTGGAGCTCGTAAGGCTTTAACTGACCTTTTGGTTTCTCCTGAAGTAGTTGAGCAAATTCGTGCTATGTCATATCAGCCAGTGAGTACACTCGGCCCTGCTGGTGCTGCTGCTGCAGCCGGTGATGGCGCAGGTATTCCTGCAACTGATGCTGTGAGAAATTCAGTGTTTAGCCAAAGTGGCTTGACTGAATTCTTCGGTGTGGCTATCATGGAAGTCCTCGAGTTAGGCGTTGGTAAGCGCTTCAACGATGTGTTCGATACAGTAGCTGGTACTACCGATTATCTTAATAACGGTTCCACCACTGCTTCTAGCGTCTTCGCAGGTGCTACTGAGCAAATCATTGTTGGTCTTGATCGTAGCCGTGACGCGATGGTTCGCGCTATTGCTGTAGATTCCGAAACTGGATCTCAATTCAATTTAGTCGCTGATGATCAGTTCTCCGCTAGACAGCAGAGAATCGGTTATTACGGTGCTTTGGAAGAGGGACGTATGGTCTTGGACAACAGAGCCTTAGTGGGCTTAATCATGTAATCAGTGCAATCCTGATAAACTCCGCTCCTTCGGGAGCGGAGTTTTTTTTTGGAAAAATGTAATTTTAGTTGTAATATATTAACATGGCAGCGAAAAGAAAAACTACCAAAAAAGCAGAAAAAAAAGATGCTTCTATAGCGTCGAAGAAGAAAACTAACCTTGAAGACATTGAGAATTTTACTACAGGTAAAATGGATGACGATGCCATTGAAAAGGTCAAAAAGCTTGAAGAAGTTTTGGGCATTAAAACTGTAAATCCATTTGGGACTAATGATCCTAATATTTTTGAACAAGAATTAAAAGATTCAAACTTAAGCGATTTGCAAAATTTAGCAATGAAAGTAGGCGTATTTCCTGATGGTAGTTTAGCTAGGCTTCGAGATAAATTGAGAGGGGAGTTCACTCGAGTTACTCGAGGCGCAAGAACTATAACTATGGAAGTTCCGTTGCCTATTCATGATCCTAGTCATCCTAATCATGAAAAAGCAAAAAAATTAATGAGTGAAGGTTTCTAGTTTTAGTGTAAATATATCATATGCCAGACAGACAGAAAACGCCCTACCTAGTAAGCACGATAGCTACAGGGATCTATAATGATGAATTTGATTCTGACACAGGGTACGCCACATTATCTTCAATTTCAGGTTGGCTTGCTAATAATGTAGGCTTGCTTAACACTATCCTTTACAGAGCATTTTCTGGCTCAGGAAGCGCTACTGAATATCCTGACGATACAGTTTTAATGCCTTCTGGAAATTTTCGGTTTGAAGAGGCTGATATTTATAAACAAGTTTACTTAAATAACTATTATACTAAAAAAGCGCGAGCTGTATTAAAAGGCATAGATAGTTCGGTTGATTTTATTTCCTTAAGAGAAGGGGATTCCATGATTACTAGGACTAATAAAAATGAGATTGCTAAGACTTACAGAGGCTTCGCTAAGGATGCAGAAGAGCGTCTAGAACTGCTTGTAGCCAAATATAATATATATGATGCAGCGCCTGTTCAAGTAGCCGGTACAGATGCTTCTGTGGACGCTAGTGGGGATATTTATTCAGCTTTGGATTATCGTGGGCGAGCAGGCTGGTAATAATTAGCTTTTAGTTTTACAAATGGCCGAATTAGACTCTAGATTACCAGATAATGTTGCGGGAAAATATTTCGTCGATCGAGAATGTATTGATTGCGATGCTTGTAGAGAAACAGCCCCCAATAATTTCAAAAGAAATGAAGACGAGGGGTATTCTTACGTTTACAAACAACCAGAGAATGATTTAGAGGTTGAAGAATCTATTAAAGCTTTAGATGGATGTCCAGTTGAAGCGATTGGAGACTTTGCAAGCTAATAACAAAAAACTCTTTTTATAAAAAAAACCCCGCCCGAAGGCGGGGTTTTTTGTGAATAAGTTTAATTAGTATCAACTTGGGACCAATACAGCATCAGCAAAACCACCCTTTTGAGATTTTTGGTCGCCCAATACCCAGTAAGGAAGAGTTGTCCATCTTGCGTATGAACCTCGCATGAAGATACCGTTGTTTTGGTCATTAGAACCACCAATTTGAGTAGAGAATGTAACATCAACAGTCTCATTGTCTCCAATAGCGTTGCTATAACTTTCTCCTTCTAGTCTTGCCCCTTTAACATCAATTATCAAAGCGTCAGCGCCCGGTTTGCCCGTTCCAGCCGATCTGCGTAGAGTTAAACGGAAGTCATGTTTTTCTGTAGAGCCTAATCTTTCGAACAAGTTGTTGGTTCTCAATTCAGAGACAAT